CCAGTATGGAATGGTTGATACTGTATTTAGAAAGTATCACACAAGTGCAGTAGCAGCAGTGCAACGCTTTGGTATAGATAATGTTAGTGATACTATTAAACGTGTTTATGAGAAAAAACCTGACGAACAAGTTGAGATATTACACGCAGTAACACCTCGTATAGATAGAGACACTACAAAGCGTGATAATAAGAATATGCCATTTGCATCTATTTATATTTGTATGGGTAGCAAAATGGTTATGTCAGAGGGTGGCTTTGAAGAAATGCCATATGCTGTACCACGTTTCTTGAAATCAACTGGCGAAGTTATGGGCAGAAGCCCTGCTATGGTAGCACTGCCAGATGTTAAGATGCTTAACTTAATGTCTAAGACTATTATACAAGCAGCACAAAAGACAATCGACCCACCATTATTAGTTCCTGACGATGGCTTTATGCTACCAGTAAGAACAAACCCAGGCGGTCTTAACTTCTATCGTGCTGGTTCAAGAGATACAATTACACCTTTGAATACAGGTTCTAATATAAATATTGGTTTAGCTATGGAAGACCAGCGAAGACAGGCTATACGTTCTGCGTTTTATGTAGACCAGTTACTTGTTGGTGGTTCTCCAAACATGACAGCCACCGAGGTTATTCAAAGGCAGGAAGAACGCATGAGGGTGATTGGTCCTGTGCTTGGAAGGCTGATGAATGAGATGCTTCGTCCACTTATAGACAGAGTGTTCGCGTTAATGTTAAGGGCAGATATGTTAGCCCCTCCACCAGAAATACTACAGGGCAGAGATATTGATATTGAGTATGTATCTCCATTAGCTAGGGCGCAAAAATCTAGCAGTCTTAACAATACTATGAAGGCATTAGAGATACTTATGCCGTTATCACAGGCACTACCTGTTGGCGACCATATCGACCCTGATGGATTAGTAAGACATATTACAGATGCACTTGGCGTTCCTAAGACTACATTAAAGTCACAACGTGAAGTTAATCAAGTAAGACAGGAACGTGCGGCTATGCAACAACAGCAGATGGAACGTCAAGAAATTTCGCAGGACGTTGCTGATACAGCACAGGCAGCGCAAGCAGTTAGGATGGTTCAGAAATAATGGTAGACCCAATAAAAGAACAAGAGAAACTCAAACAAATGTACACTGATATATTTAGCACAGAAGCTGGACAGAAAGTGTTACAAGACCTTGAAAAGCGGTGTAACTACCACTGGACAAGCTATGTAGCTGGTGATGCAAACGCTACTACATATGAAGAAGGCAAACGTGCCACAATCTTGCACATACATCAAATGATAATTAAGGAGACATAATGTCAGAAGAAGCAGTCGAACAGGTAGACCAGCCTCAAGGTACTTTGTTGGAAACACCAGCAGAAGTAGCGCAGGGCGGTTCTGGTAACGATTTTTTAAATATGATTCCAGAAGAAATACGCAATCATCCAAGCCTATCCCCAATTAAGGATGTAAGCAATCTGGCACAATCATATGTAAACGCACAAAGACTAATTGGCGCAGACAAAATACCTATGCCAGTTAATCCAACAGATGAAGACTTAGACCGCATTTATGAAAGACTAGGTAGACCAGAATCTTCTGACGGATATGAGATAGCTGTAGATGGGAATATTGTTACAGAAGATGTAGCTAACGGTTACAAAGACGTAGCACATAAACTTAGACTAACACCTGACCAAGCTAACGGTGTTTTAGAGTATTACAGGTCTATGGTTAATACTGGTCAAGAAGAAAACGCACAGAACGCTGAATACGAACGTGGGCAGATAGAAACTCAATTAAGGCAAGAATGGGGCAAAGCATATGAAGATAAAGTGCAAGCCGCTGGTCGTGCTGTTTCAGAGTTTGCATCCCCAGAGATTTTAGAGATGCGTTTGTCTGACGGAACTATGATTGGCAACCATCCTGAGTTCATCAAAGCGTTTGCAAATATAGCGGATTTCAGGCAAACTGTAACCAGCGAAGACACTATTTCAGAAGCACCACACAACCATGCTATGACCCCAGCAGAAGCACAAGCAGAGATTGATGCTATAATGAATGACAAGTCTAATGTGTATTGGGATAAGTCAAACATAGTTGGAAGAAAAAAAGCTATGGAAAGAGTGTCAGATTTGTATGGTATGATTTATGGATAGAGAAACTATACTTGATGCCAGAATAGAAGTTATGCGTATAGTGCTTGATAACTGCACACAACGCGAGATTTTAAATCCAATTCCAGTTGCTGATAAGGTTTGGGATTGGGTTTACCAGGGTAGCGATAAGTTATGTACTTGCCGTCCTGAAGACAATCGGAAAGACGGTAGCCACATGGAGGCTAAAAAACCTAGAAGTGTCCGCAAGGGTAGCACATCGCAAAGTGTATAAATGTAATCGTGTGACAAAAGGAGATATATTATGTCTACACAAGTAACTACAGCATTTGTACAACAGTATTCTGCTAACGTGCAGATGCTTGCGCAACAGATGGGAAGCCGTCTGCGTGACACTGTACGTATTGAGAATGTTGTTGGCAAAAATGCTTTCATCGACCAGGTAGGAGTTGCTACAGCGCAGTTGCGTTCTAGCCGTCATGCCGACACACCACAAATGGATACACCTCATGCTAGGCGTAGACTATCATTAGCATCATATGAGTATGCTGATTTAATTGACGACCAAGACAAAGTTCGTATGTTGATTGACCCAACATCATCTTATGCACAAGCCGCAGCAGCAGCTATGGGACGTGCAATGGATGACGTAATCATTTCAGCATTTGACGCTGCATCATCTACTGGCGAGACTGGCTCAACAAGCACAGCTTTCGATACAAACCAGGATGTTGGTGTAGCTGTTGGTGGTGCAGCAACAAACATGAACTTAACAAAGCTACGTGAAGCAAAGAAATTGCTTGACCAAGCTGACGTTGACCCTTCAATCCCACGTTACATTGTGGTTGGTCCAGCGCAAATCCATGCGTTATTGGCTGACACCAGCGTAACATCAGCAGACTTTAACACTGTTAAGGCTCTGGTACAGGGTGAGATTAATGAGTTCATGGGCTTCAACTTCATTATGTCTAACCGTCTATCTGTTGATACAGATAATGTTCGTACCTGCTTCGCCTGGGCGCAAGAAGGTTTAGCATTAGGTATTGGCAAAGATGTTTCTGCAAGAATTGACGAGCGTGCTGACAAAGGTTACGCAACTCAAGTTTACTATTGCATGGATATCGGTGCTACTCGTATGCAAGAGAACATGGTCGTTCGCATCAAGTGTGATGAAGACGATTTAGATGGCGCAGCAGCGTAGAAAGGAACTAGATTATGGGTACAAAAAATTCTGATTTAGTTGCAAATATTGAGGCACTTCCTCAAGTTGCAAATCCTGCCAGCGAGTTAGGCGGTAAAATCCGCGTTGCTCAAGGTAACGTAGCATTGGCGGCAACAGACACTAACGATGACGATATCGTTATGCTTGCACCAGTACCAACTCACGCTACCATCACATCAATTCGTGTTGGTTCAGACGCATTAGGCGGTTCATGCACATACAATGTCGGCTTCTATACGAATGACGGTGTTGTTGTTGATGAAGATGCTTTGGCTACTGATGTTGCAGACGGTGCTGGTTTAGCAGAACTTCGTTATGAAGTTGCAGACCTTAACACAACTGGACAGCAAGTTTGGGAATTAGCTGGGCAAAGCTCAGACCCAAGCGATGTTTACTATGTTGCGGCTACTTTCAGTGCTGAAGGTGCATCTGCTGGTGACATGGCGTTTGTCATTGAGTATGTGATTAACTAATAAGTTAGGGGCGGTCATGCCGCCCCTTTCTACTCAATAAAGTAAAGGTTCTGAAATATGGCATCGGTAGTTGATATATGTAACGAAGCTATGGATTTGCTAGGTGCAGCAACCATTACTTCACTAACTGAAAATTCTAAAGAAGCTAGGTTATGTAACAGAAGGTTTGAGACTGTTCGTGACCAGGTTCTTCGTTCACATCCTTGGAATATTGCAATTACCAGAAAGCAGTTAGCGCAGGATTCTGAAGCCCCTGCTTTTGGTTTTACTTATCAATACACATTACCTACTAATCCTTATTGTTTGCGTGTGTTATCTTTTTGGAATGTTAATGTAGATAGTGATGTATCTGCTTATGACTCACAAGTAATGTATAAGATTGAAGGCAGAAAAATTCTTTCTAACGAAGGTACTTGCAGGATTGTTTATGTAGGTAGGATTACAGATACAGAACAATATGATAGTTCTTTGCGTCATGCGGTTGCTACTAAGTTAGCGGCAGAAACAGCATATGCAATTACTGGAAGTAATAGTATTGGACAACAAATGTACCAATTATATGAGAGAGCATTGCAAGAGGCTCGTTCTATGGATGCACAAGAAGGTTATCCAGAGAAGATTATTGCTGACGACTTTATTAATATAAGGTTCTAAGATGGCAAGAGTATCCACAATAATAACTAATTTTACTTCTGGTGAGATTACCCCTAGGCTGCATGGCAGAGTAGATGCACAGCTTTATAATGGTTCAGCCCAAACAATACAGAATATGTTAGTGTATCCACAAGGTGGTATAACTAGACGACCTGGCACTTACTATGCTGGGGCATCTAAAGATGGTGGTAAGATAAGACTTATGCCATTTGAGTTTAGTGATGAACAGGCATATATTTTTGAGTTTGGTGCTAACTACATTAGGTTCTTTAAAGACGGTGGCATACTTACAGAAGCTACTAAAACAATTACAGGTGCGACAGCCGCAGACCCTGTTGTAATCACTGCTACTTCTCATGGTTACAGCAACGGAGATAGAGTGTTTATCTCAAGTGTTGGCGGCATGACAGAGTTAAACAATCGTGAGTTTACAGTTGCCAATCAAACGACAAATACATTTGAGTTATCTGGTATAGATGGCAGTGCTTTTACAGCGTACACATCTGGTGGAACATCTGGTAAGATAGTAGAAGTAACCACAACATATAGTGTTACAGATATCTTTGAGATTAACTTTGTTCAGTCTGCTGACGTAGTTTACTTAGCGCACAAAGACCATGAACCAGCAAAGGTAACAAGAACAACAGCCACATCATTTACATTAGAAGATATAGATTTTACTGATGGTCCGTATCTGGATGAGAATGGCACTGATATAACATTGTACGCATCAGCACAAACTGGCACAGTTACAATTACTGCTTCGGCAGATTTATTTACAAGTGATGATGTTGGACGCTACATACGTTTTAGAGAGTTATTAGAAACGCATCACGATGAATGGGCGGCAAGTACATCTTATGCAAATGGAGTAACGGTTCGATATGATGGACACGTTTATCTGCAAGACACAGGAAGCACACAGACATCAGGGAATACACCACCTGTACATTTATCAGGCACAGAAACTTATGGTAATATCGATTGGACTTACCAGCATGATGACACTGGTTATGTAAAAATAACTGCATTTACTAGTGCAACTGTAGTTACGGCAGTTGTTCAAGAAGATGACCAAGGTGTGTCTGTTTTGCCAGACCATGTAGTTGGTGTTGCAGATGCAACTAAGAAATGGTCTTTAGGTGCATTTGGTGGCGACCAAGGTTATCCAAGGGCGGTAGCTTTTTATGAGGAACGTCTATACTTTGCTGGGACTACAGGAAAACCACAATCAATCTTTGGTTCTGTAACGGCAGACTTTGAAAACCACACGCCTGGCACAGAAGATGATGACGCTATTAATATAACAATCGCATCTGACAAGGTTAATGTTATTAAGCACATGATACCTGGTAGATTCTTGCAGATACTGACAACCAGTTCTGAGTTTACTTTATCTGGCGGCACAGGAACACAGCCTGTTACACCTACCACGGTAAACGTACTTAGAGAAACAACCTTTGGTGCATCAGACATAAGACCAGTTAGGGCAGGAACTAGCACAATCTTAGTACAAAAAGGTACAGAGAAAGTAAAAGAAATCACGTTTAGCCTTGATGCTGATGGACTTGTGGGACGAGACTTAACTGTATTAGCCGAGCATATCACCAGAGGTGGCTTAACAGATATGGTATGGCAACAAGAGCCAGAGTTAATTCTATGGTTTGTCAGGGCAGATGGTGAATTAGTTGGTTTAAGTTATGACCCTCCAAACAATACGGTTGCATGGCATGACCACATATTAGGTGGCAGTGCTATTGTTGAAAGTATTACGGCTATTCCAAGTGGCACAGAAGACCAAGTATATTTATCTGTTAAGAGAACTATCAACGGTTCTACAGTAAGACACATTGTTTTTATGAAGAGTATTTACTTTGCAGCAGACGTTGAAGAAAGTTTCTTCCTTGATAGTGGTTTGACTTATGATGGTTCAGCTACAACAACTATATCAGGATTAAATCATTTAGAAGGTGAGACAGTACAGGTACTGGCAGACGGTTCTACTCACGCTGACAAAACAGTTAGTGGCGGTTCTATTACATTAGATAGAAGTGCTAGTAAGGTTCACATAGGATATAATTATACATCTATATTAGAGACTTTACAGATAGAAGCTGGTGCAGAGGATGGCACATCGCAAGGTAAGATTAAAAGATTGCATGGTGTTACTGTGCGCTTCTTAGAAACTGTTGGTGCTGAGTTAGGACCAGATACAAACAACTTAGATAGAATACCATTTAGAGATAGTAGTATGGCAATGGATGAAGCTGTGCCGTTGTTTAGTGGTGATAAAGAATTATCTTTCCCATCTGGTTATGAAAATAATGCAAGAGTAGTTGTAAGGCAGAACCAGCCACTACCTATGACTATTACAGCAGTAATGAGAAGGTCAAACACATTTGATGCTTAGAATTGAGGCTTTTGAAAAAGAACATCTTGACCAGATAAATTTAGATTATGAATTATCTGATGAGACAAAAAGCACGTTCATGCCTAATGGTCAAGTTACTGGCGTTACATTGTTTGATGAAGATACGATATTATGTTTTGGCGGTGTCCATCTATTATGGAAGGGTGTCGGTGAATGTTGGATTATGCTATCGAATGAAGGCAGATTAAAACCTTTAACAGTTGCTAAATATACAATCAAACTATTTGATGATATAATGTCAAAAGATAGTTTAGTAAGGATGCAAGCAAGTGTTTCTGCAAGTGACCCCAAGGCAATAAGTTTTGCAAAGTGGTTAGGTTTTGAGGTTGAAGGTTTAATGAAGAAGTATGGTCCTGATGGTAATGATTATTATAGACTTGCGAGGATAAGATAATGGACCCATTAACAGCAGCCGCAGTAGGCGGTCAGGTTCTTGGCGGTGTTATGGGCGCAAAGGGTGCTAAAGCAGCCGCAAATGCCGCCCAGCAAGCCGCAAATTATAATGCACAGGTAGCAGAAAACGAAGCTGTTTTACTTCAAAGGGCAAAGACAGAAGAAGAGGCTGCGCTTAGAAGGCAGTCTAGCAGACTTATTGCGACACAGAGAGTAGCTACAGCAGCTTCAGGCATACAAATGTCTGGCAGTCCAATGCAAGCATTAGCGGATAGTTACTTTAATACAGAAAAGGATGCGGCAAGAATACAGTACGCATCTAGCATCGAACAGATACAAAAAGAAAGTCAAGCTAACATGGCAAGGTTTGAGGGTGCATCACAATCAGCAGCACTTGAATATCAAGCGCAACAATCTTTGTTATCTGGCTTTACAGGTGGCGCACAAACTTATGGGAATTTATCATAATGCCTAGAATACCATTATATAATCAAGGCGCAGGACCAACAGCAGGAATAGCGGCAGGTCAGTTATCGCCAGGAATGAGTATATCAGCAGCTACTGCACCAGGCAGAGCATACGCTGGGTATCAGAAAACATTTTCTGACGTAGCAAGTGTCGCTGAACAATTTGAATTATCTCAACAAAAGATGGATGCGGATACTTTAGATACAGAATTAATGTCTCGAATTAATGAAGAGTTAAGTGCTTTAGATGCTGAAGAGCCAGATGATGTAAATCAAGTAGAAATAAGAGCCAATGAAATATTTGATAATGTTTCTAAATCCATAGAAGATGCGCCAAGAATAAACTCAAGGTTTAAATCTGCTATTAAAAATAAAACGGCATCAAGGTTTTCATCATTAACCATTCCATTAAAGCAAAATGCTGTTGCTAGAAAACAAAAGAAACAAGCTGAATCTTCTATAAAGGGATTAAATGCTGTAACAGATAACATCATCAGAGGAACAGTAGACTACGATACTGGCGTTTCAGATGCTAATTTAATATTCGACTCAATGGATGAGTCTGGGGCAAATAGATTTGTAGACCAAACTAGAGAAGAATTCCTTTCCAGCTTAGATATAAGGCTTATATCAGCAGATATAAACGCTACATATAAATCTGTTGAAGATGGTTCTATGCCCTTATCTTCTGCGCTAATAAATTTTGATGTTCAGAGAGACCAAACAAAAGCAAGAATGCTTCCTTTAGAGGAAGAACAAAAATTGCTTGACGCTATCGATACGGCTGAAGAAGAGTCTAAAATAATATTTTATAATGATTCGTTAAGTAATATTGGTACGGTTTTTAATGAGGTAGATATAATTTCTGTGCAAGAAATATCAACTGGACTTGTTAAGGGTGAGACAGAGTTTACTTATCAAGACGGTTCTGAAAATAAGTTTGATGTTTCTTTTGCTGGATTAGACCAAAAATATTTAACATCATTAAGCGAAACTATTGTTAAATTAAAAACAAACAAGCAAATAGAACAGAGAGACCAAATTGTAGGTTCTATACAAGATATGGTTTCAGATGGCGCATCAGAAGAAGATTTCGAAAAGGCATCTGTCTCTATAAGAGATGGTGTTCCATTTATATATAGGCGAAAAGATGGTTCTACTATTTCAATAGACTCTAATTATTTAAAGCAAAGCCAACAAGGAGACCTTTCTGTTATAGCCTCAAGTTCTTTTAGCCAAGAAGCGGTTTCAGAAAAGGCAAGGCAAGAGTTTTCAAACACAATTATATCATCAACACAATCTGGAATTCTTGCAGATGCAATGCTTGAATTGCCTGATGGAATGAACATTGACGAGGCAGAAGAGATTGCTTCTTCTACTATATTAAATCTAGTTAATTCTAAAATTAGAAATTTAGAAATAGCTGATGAAGAAGAACAAAGAGTTTTGCTTGAAGAGATAAATGATTTGCAATTGTCTCTTACAACCCCTTTGAACGACAGGCAGTCACTTGAGTTAAGTGTGAATAAAACTGTTAGCCAAAATTCAGACAGGGCATTAAATGCTATCTTTAAAATCAAAACAGAACAGCAAAAAATAATTAGAAAAAAATCTGAAAACGAGGTAATCCAACAATCCATAGAAGCTGGAGAAGGGGATAACTTAGTTACATCAGGTTATATTGAGAGGGATAGACTGCAAGAAAACGCAAAAGTTGTGATATCTTCTATAGTGGCTAATGAAAGTTTGTCTGAAGAAGACAAGGCTAGACAAATTGCTAACCTTACTTTTCGAAATAATGTCAAACACGAGGCTTGGATATCTGCATTAAACAATGGTTATAAGTTTGGCATTGATGCTGCTTTTACACCAGACACAGAAGAGTTTAGTTTAATACAGCAGTCTTTAAGTCTATATAATTTTTTAGATAATTATTCTACTGTTCTTGAGAACCATGTAACTGACCCAAAGCAAAGAGCTTTTTTTGATGAACTTAATGCTAGAGTTGATTTTGATGGAATAGAACAAGCTGTTATGGATACAAGGAAAGCATTGTCTGACCCAGTATCATTTAATATTAAGAGTGGAGAGTTAAAAGCTGAGGCTACAAAACTTGTGGCTGAAATGGATAAAACTTTTTTTGGTAATGACGAGCCGTTAAACATAACAGCAATGGAAGACCTATTGAAAAAAAGGGCGGCGGACTATCTTGAAGTGGGTAGATTTAGTGGCGCGAAAGAAGCGTTAGAGTGGGCTAGAAAAGATATAGCTAGAGACTTTGTTTTTGTAGAAGGTCACTATCAGCGTAAGGACGATTTAAATACACAAGGTCAAGTATTCATAAGTGCTATGGATGAAACTAAAAAATCTTTAATAGAAGATTCTCAAAACAAAACGGCAATGAAAGTAATATTAGACCCAACAATGGAATATAAGCCTAGCGATTTAAGAGTTGTTAAGAATGAATTTGCAGGTAATTACATCATTACAGACCCAAACGGCATACCACTTGATGGAGTTGTTTTAGACGATGAAGGTAATGATACTGGTCTTACAAGGCTTTTAACAATTACTGCGCAAGAATTGCAGGAAGTTGGGATGTCTCAAGTTACTGAGATGGGTATAAAAAAGAAAAAAGAAGTGGAACAAAAAGTAGCACTTAACGCAAGATTTGAACTTGGTTCAGGAGAGTTTGAAGACTTAAACTTAATAGAACAAAGAAGGCTTTACAGAAAAACACTAGCAGAAATCCAAGGTAAAGAACCGTTGGATGAAGTTACTGCAAAAAGTGTAAACGCTGCATTAGATTTTATGGCTGGTGGTTTTAGCCTTGATAATGTTGTTATAAAATATATCAAAGAAACTTATTCTCCATCAGCAATAGTAGAAGCTACTAAAGCGGATTTACAAAGAGTAAAAGACTTTGTATCACAAGCGGAAATAAATGCCCAAAAGTTCAGAGAATCAAATAAATGAATGATATTTTAGACACTCCTCTTAGGCGTTCTTTAAGAAAGATAACTGCTGATGAAAGGAAGTTTGCGGAGAGGCAAGAAAGAGTAAACATTCAGCAAAATAAGGTAGGATTTTTTGATGCTGCCCAGGCTGCGTTTGAAAAAGAAAATAGTTTGTCTTGGTTTTTGAATGGCTTGGATGAAAAAGATTATGAGGTAGATACATCTAATTGGCTTGACGATGATACCTTTAATGAACTTACTGAAGACTTACCTGTAGAAACATGGGATTATTTAGATGAAGCCAGAAACCTTAATCACGCAAAGGCGTTAAGAACAAAGGCTTTAGAAAGTTTAGATAATGAAAAGACACTTCAATCTTATGGTTGGGGTGGTGTTGGCTTGAGATTAGGGGCGGCTATTATAGACCCACTGGCTATTGGTGCAAGTGTTGTTACAGGTGGCGCACTTGGTCCTGCCATATGGGGTTCAAAAGCAACTAGGCTAGGAAACGCTTTTAGAGGTGCGTTGGGGGGCGCAGCAAGTAATGCGGCTATTGAAAGCTATCTTGTTAGCCAAGACCCTGTGAAAGACCCTTACGACATTCTTTATGGTGCAACTGCTGGTTTAATTCTCGGTGGTGCATTTGGTGCTTTAGCAAAAACTGCTGACCCAGAGTTAGAAGGCGCGGTTGCTGGATTAAAAAAAGCAACAGAAAACGCACAAGTAATAGATTATGCCGAGCAAATGAGAAGGCAGTTTGGAGATGACCCACAAGTTCAGAGCTTGCTGTCATCCACTGCATTGTCTACATCAGCAAATCGTTGGGCAGATGATATTGTTATTCCAAATAAAGCAGATGATTTAATTACTGACTTTCGAGATTTAGAAGATGCGCCATTCTCTGAATGGTCACGGTCTAGGATTGATTTTGTAGGCAGGGGTAAGGGAAGTAAACTTAATACTGTCAGAGATTTTTTTGGTAGGGCTGGTGAAGATGGTGTTGGTTTTAATAGAAACAATGCAACAATGTCTGCAACCGCTGATATTAAAAAAACAATATTATATAATACCGAAAGAGGTAAGGTAGCTGAAGTTTACAATCCAGCAGTTAAGCAACGTGCAAAAGAAGATGGGGTAAATATTGTTGAAAGAAACTTTACAAGTTACCGTTCAAAGTTTGGCACAGAGGTGTCAGACCAAATAGAAAACCCAAGGGCTGATGCCCCTGTTGCCGTACAAAAGGCAGCTAAAGCCGTTGCCTTATCTTTTAGAGAACTTCTAAGAAAAGCAAAAGATTCTGGCTTAAAAGGTTTTGAATCTATACCAGAAAATTTAAGATACTTTACTCACCTTTGGCAACCCTACAAATTTATAGAGTTTTCAGATACTTATGGGCAAGATAATGTCGTTAAATTATTAAAGCAATCTTTGCTAAATGGAGATACAGAGCTTGATGATGAACTTGCCCAAAATATTGCTGAAGGTATGGTAAGAAAAATAAAAAAATCAGAGTTTGGAAAAGACTCTGGACTTGCGCGTATATTTACAACTGATGAAAAAGATATACTGAAGGACATTCTTGTTGAAGAAGAAATATTAACAGAAGACCAAGCGCAAAGGTTGATTAATTTATTTGGTCGCAAACCTTTAGGTGAGCCAGCTAGAGCCAAAAGAAGATTGAAAATTGATGTCGATGCAGAACTCACTTTGCCTGACGGAAATATACTTCGCGTTAAAGACTTAATGGATAGAGATGCAGAACGAGTATATGATACATATGCCCAACAATTAACAGGAAGAATTGCGTTAGCTGAAGTTGGCATTAAATCAGAAGATGATTTTAGAAAAGTTATAGCTGGGATAAAAGAAGAAGCAAAAGCAAAGGGATTAGAAAAAGAAGCGGAAGCCCAAATACAAAACATAGAAATACTTTATGATTTGTTATTAGGAAGAAACCCATCATCCGCCCCATTTAATGCAAAAGCAGGTAGTAAAACAGCTAGGGCTTCTAGGCTTATAGCCGACTATAATTTTATTAGACTAATGAACCAGGTTGGGTTCGCGCAAGTTGCGGAAATAGGCAACATTGTTTCGATAGGAGGTGTTAGGGGTTTAATTCAAGCAGTACCTGAATTTCGTTCTGTTATAAAGAGAGCCAAGAATGGTCAATTAGAAGACCAAGTTGCAAGAGATATTGTAAACTTTCTTGGCGTTGGCAATGAACGTGCTATCAATCAAGCGTTTAATAGATTTGACCCTGTGGAAAATTATGTTGCACAAGGTTCTACTTTCTTTGATAAGGCAGTAGAAGGTTCTATTGCTTTTATGCAACCTTTAAAGAGAGTTACAGCAGATGTATCTGGTATGGCTCCAATAACTTTAATGTTAGAAAGAGTGGCAGCAAGAACTGCTATGCAAAACATTACTGATGCAGCTTTCAAATCTACAAATATTTCAGCAAAAAGATTAGCGGGTCTTGGTTTAAGTGAAGACATGGCTGACAAAATATTTAATCAAATAAAAGAACACGCAGTTACGGTAAAGTCACCCTTCTTTAAAAACCAAAAATTACGCCAAACAAACATGGAAGATTGGACTGATACTGAAGCAAGAGATGCCTTTACTGTTGCGGTCGTTAGAATGACAAGGCGAAGCATACAGCAGAATGATTTAGGTAATTTAAACAAATACATGACAGGAACGATGGGAAAATTAATCCTTCAGTTCAGAACTTTTATGTTAGTTTCTTATTCAAAACAAACCTTACACGCCATGACCGCAAGAGATTTGCAAACGGTAGGTGCTTTTGCGGCAACCACACTTTTTGCTGGTTCTTCTTATGTAGCGCAAACTTATGTAAACTCTTTAGGCAGAGATGACAAAGAGGAGTTTTTAAATGAACGACTTAATCCTGTTGAGATAGGAAAAGCAGCGTTTCAAAGAAGTAGTTACGCATCTATGATACCTGCCGCCATAGATACGGCTGCTTTATTTTACACTAACGAGCCAGTTTTTGCTTACGGTAGAAGCACAGGTCTAGCATCAAATCTAATAAGCGGCATACCTACTGTAGATTTAGCAAATAAAGTTGATAAAGTTGTAAGGGGCGGTGCTAGGTCTATATTAAATCCAGATTTGCAGTGGTCAAAGTCACATCAAAGGTCATTAAATTCATTAGCATTTTTTAACAACGCTATAGGAATTAGAAATGGTCTAAACAAACTTGTAGATATAATGCCAGAATCTCAAAGGGTGGACTAACACTTTAAAGCAAGCGCAAAATAGGGTATAAAGAGTAAGACAGGAGATACCATGACAGTCAGTAGCACAACAACAAGAGTAAGTTATAGCGGTGATAATTCAACAACCGTATTTGCTTACACGTTTAAGATATTTGATGATGACGATATCACAGTAATCTTGCGAACAGACGCTACAGGTTCTGAAGCTGTACAAACAAAGACAACTAATTACAGTGTGTCTGGTGTTGGTGAAACTGGGGGAGGAAATATTACATTTGTTTCCCCTCCTGCTAGTGGCATAACTGTTGTTCTATTAAGAGAGACTGCACAGACACAAACTACTGACTATACTCCAAACGACCCATTCCCTGCTTCTAGCCATGAAGACGCGCTGGATAAGATGACACTAATTATTCAAGACCAGCAGGAAGAAATAAACAGGGCGTTAAAGTTATCTCGTACCAACACAATGATATCAACAGAGTTTGAGGTTGGTGCAACAACAAGGGCAAATAAGATACTTGCTTTTGATGACTCTGGTGAACTTGCGGTTACACAAGAGATTGGTACATTCCAGGGCAGTGATGCTACGACAACAACATCTAACTATAACCAGCGTGACATTGTTAAGTCTACAACAGCAGGTCAGTTAAACAACGTATATATATGCGTATTAGATTCACCTTCAGGTACATTACTGACTAATACAACTTACTGGCAGTTACTTGTAGATGCTGTAAGTGCTGCTACATCTGCTACAAATGCGGCAGCTAGTGCGGCAGAAGCAGCGGCAGACGCGATATTAACAGCGGCAGATGTTGAATCTACTAATGCTGATGTAGTGCTAACAAACGCAGATGTTGTATCTACTAATGCTGACGTAGTCACTGCTGGGAACAGTGCAACGGCTGCACAAAATGCACAAACTGCGGCTGAATTAGCTTACGATAATTTTGACGATAGATACCTTGGTGCAAAAGCCTCAGACCCAACACTGGATAACGATGGTGATGCGCTTATAGATGGTGCTTTGTATTTCGACACAACAAACAACGTAATGAAAGTGTATGACTTAGGCAGTACAGCTTGGTTAAGAACAACACCAACTAGCGCAGAACAAACTAACATTAATACAGTTTCTGGCATATCTGGGGATGTAACTACCGTTGCAGGTATATCATCTAATGTAACTACTGTTGCAGGTATTTCTTCTGACGTAACAACGGTTGCGGCTGACGGCACAGATATAGGTACTGTTGCAGGTATATCTGCTAACGTAACAACAGTTGCAGGTATTAGCGGCAATGTAACAACGGTAGCAGGGGTGTCTGCAAATGTGACTACGGTTGCTGGTATATCATCAGACGTAACAACAGTAGCAGGTGATAGCGCAGATATCCAAGCAGTTGCGGCAGATGCTACTGACATAGGCACAGTCGCTACAAACATAGCTAACGTCAATGCAGTGGGCGGTGACATAGCTAACGTAAACACAGTTGCTACAAACATTGTTGATGTTAATAGTTTTGCTAATCAGTATCGTGTAGGTGCATCTGACCCAACAACATCTTTAGATGAAGGTGATTTAGCATATAACACTACGGATAATGCGTTAAAGTTTTACGATGGTACAAGCTGGACAAGCATAGAGTCAGGTTTGACTGACATTGTCGGTGATGTAACCCCACAGCTTGGCGGTAACTTAGACCTTAATAGCAATAACATTACTGGCACAGGTTCTATACCAGCCGCAAATTTAACAGGAACACTACCTGCAATTGATGGTTCTGCTTTAACTGGCATTAGCACAGATTTAGTTGGCGATACCACACCTCAACTTGGCGGTAACTTAGACACCAACGGAAACGATATCAACTTTGGCGACAACGACAAGGCTGTATTTGGTGCTGGTTCTGACTTGCAGATTTATCACGATGGTAGCGACAGCTACATTGCTGAAGGTGGAAGTGGTACTGGAAGTCTTAAAATTAAGGCTAACAATCTTCTCGCATATAATAATAGCGACTTACCTTACTTCCAAGGCGTTACTGGCGGAACATTTAGAATATATTACAACGGCTTAACAAAACTCGCCACCACCGCTACAGGCGTTTCTGTCACTGGCACAGTAGCGGCAGATACACTGACCCACTCAACCGAAGGGTCAATAACAACTGATTATGTTGTGAAAGGCAGTGCGAAGGCGTGGACTAACTACAATCAAACAGGCAATACTGTTAATGGTTCTTTTGGAATTAGCAGTGTAACAGATGCAACAGGTTCTACATTTACAATAACATATGCTACAGCTTTTGATGCAACAGGTAATATGTGTCCAACATCTACAGGCGCAAACTCATCTACTGCCGCAAGTTCCCAATATACTAATTCGGCAGTTCAAAGCACAACTGTAACACATCACACAGGTTATACCGCAGGAAACGCACAGGCTACCACTGCTTTTAACTATGTCACAGTTCACGCAGATTTAGCATGACACCTGATTTCAAAGGCACACATTTATTTGACAGACTTTGTTGGGCAAAGGAAAACCTTGAGCCTGTGCAGTCTGACTATCGTGTTGTGTATGAAGACAGCGTGGACGAATGTGCAAAGATACTTGTGCCTGACCCAAACTGGATGGCTTGTGCATTGCAAGGCGGCATCTTACCGCCAGTGTGGGTGTATCACGAACTAGCAAAAGACGAAGCACAGCCTGACTTTAAGAAGCACACAAGAGGATACTTGCTACACGAGACTGAGCCTATGGGTGCTATGACAGAAGGAGAAGCAATAGAGTATCTTATACTTAAAGACTGTCCTGCCGATGTTGTAGCAAACTTTGACAGTGGCAACAGAAGAACTTTGGTTATCTGCAAAAAAGAACAGTTACCATCACATCGTGTCTGGCGTAATGCTTGGCGCATCAATCAAGACTTAGCGGCATAGGATATTATTATGGCTGTAACAACATATATCGTAGACAAGGACGGTAATCAGATTGATGCTTCAACTGCTACCGTTCCAGCAAACAGAGACTTTAGAGATGCTTGGTTATTATCTGGCACAGTAATTTCAGAAGACATTACTAAAGCTAAAGAAATATTCAAAGATAAAATTCGTGAGGTTCGTGAGCCATTACTTGCGGCTAAAGACGTTGAACTTATGAAGGCACTAGAGGCTGGTACTAGCACAACTGCTATAGCTACAGCAAAGGATGCACTAAGAGATGCACCTGCCGCACAAGCTATTACAGATGCTACAACAATAGTTGAACTTAAAGCGGCTTGGGATACATCACTACTTGGCGACAGCCCTTACGCATAAGGAACATATGCTATGGATAGCAAGACAGTAACAGACTTAGCAGTAGCATCAGCAACTATATCTACACCGATGTGGCTTAGTGGTGCTAATGAATGGCTTACTTTTATAGTGCTAGTGCTTGGTGCAGTGCTTGCTGCAATACGTATTTATGCAATGATTAAGCGCGGTAAAGATATCTAATGGTAGACCCTGTATCAGCAATGGCGATAGCTGGTACTGCTTTTAACGCATTAAAGAAAGGTGTGAGTATAGGGCGTGACATAGAGTCAATGGGCAAAGACTTATCACGCTGGATGTCTGCTGTTAGTGATGTAGACAGGGCACACCACGAAGCTAAAAACCCACCTATATTTAAAAAACTATTCTCAGGGCAATCTGTTGAACAGGAAGCAATGGAACTGTTTACACAAAAGAAACAACTTGAGAATCAGAGAGATGAATTACGCAAGTTGATTGGCAGTATGCTTGGACCTCAAGCCTGGCAAGAACTTGTGAAGATGGAATCAGACATACGAAAACAACGTAAAGAAACTTTGTACAAGCAAAGAGAATTACGAAAACAGTTTGTAGAAATATTCGCAATTATTTTTTTAGTGATTGTTTTCTGTGGATTTGGTATTCTATTAATATCTTTACTAACAACTAAAAGTGCTTATTGATGTTTCAGCTATTAAGCCCTATAATCAGCCTCGGCAGTTCATACCTTGAAGGGCAAGTGACCAAGCAAAAAGCGAAAGCTACACTTGCACAGACTGAAGCTGAAGCCAAAGCCGAAATTATGAAAACAGCAGCTACCCATGACAGCAAGTGGGAGTTGATTATGGCTGAGTCTACTAAGTCTTCTTGGAAGGATGAACTTGTCACAATAGTTGTGCTAGTACCTGTTGTATTAGTGTTCATCCCAGGCATGGAAGAGGTTGTAGAAAATGGGTTTAGTCGCCTTAGTGAGTTACCTGATTGGTATCAGTATCTTGTTTTTTTGGTGTGCAGTGCTGCACTTGGCATTAAAGGCTTGGACAAATTTAAGGGAAAGAAATGAGTGCAAGAACAATACTAGAGTACAAAATAGTACCAAGGCTTATGATGCTCGTTATGACTGTTATGTATATAAGAGTCCTGGAGTGGGGCATGAGTTTGGAGGATTTATCTACACAACAAAGTTCAATGATAAGTATATGTTCAGGCGCGATGACAGGGGCTTTCGCAGTGTGGCTTAGTTCAGAGAGTAAGAAATGAAAAAGAAATCCACTGTAAACAAGGCAGGAAACTATACCAAACCAACTATGCGGAAGCGTTTGTTTCAGCAGATAAAATCTGGTGGTAAAGGTGGAAAGCCTGGTCAGTGGTCAGCAAGAAAAGCGCAGATGCTTGCGAAGCAGTACAAATCCAAGGGCGGTGGATATAAGTAATGGCACTAAAGAAATCACAGAGAAGCCTGAAGCAATGGGGCAAGCAGAAGTGGAGAACTAAAAGTGGCAAACCGTCCAGTAAAACTGGAGAACGGTATCTACCGTCAGCAGCTATCAAAGCCTTATCGCCAAAAGAGTACGCAGCTACCACGGCTGCTAAACGAAGAGGAACTAAAAAAGGTAAGCAGTTTGTATCCCAACCCAAAACAATAGCAAAGAAAGTACGCAAGTACAGAAAGGTAACATAATGCCAGGAATGAAATACTCACCAAAGCAAAAGAAACTAGCGGCTATGGCTGCACCACGCAAGAAGATTACTGGTGCTGATTTAAAGAAGGCTAGTAAGATGAAGAAGAAAAAGAAATGAACGTAGACCAACTACGAAAAGAGTTAGCCGAGGATGAAGGGTGTAAGTACGAGATATACCTTGACCACCTTGGCTATCCTACTTTTGGTATTGGGCATCTTATTCGTGTTACAGACCCAGAACATGAAAAGCCTGTCGGCACACCAGTTACAGAAGACAGAGTTAAACAAGCGTTCGAGGCAGACGTTGAACAAGTGCTTAACGATTGCACAAGACTCTACGACAATTTCTACCTATTACCTGAAGAAGTGCAGTTAATCATAGCTAATATGATGTTTAATCTTGGCTACCCTAGGCTTGAAAAGTTTAAGGATATGTACTTTAATATTAGTACAAGAAATTGGCAAGGTGCTGCTAATGAAATGGTTAATAGCAAATGGTATCGCCAGGTTACTAACAGGGCTGAAAGATTAGTACAGAGAATGAGGCAAGTCGATGCGTAAGGGGGACTCAAGATTAAAACGTGCAGGAGTTTCAGGTTACAACAAGCCAAAGCGAACACCAAACCATCCAAAGAAAAGTCACGTTGTGGTAGCCAAGTCAGGCGACAAGATAAAGACTATACGTTTTGGACAGCAAGGCGTAAGCGGGGCAGGAAAGAATCCAAAGACTGCCGCAGGGAAAGCCAGGCGCAAAAGTTTCAAAGCGAGACACGCGAAGAACATATCGAAGGGCAAGATGTCAGCAGCTTATTGGGCTAACAAAACTAAGTGGTGAGTTTCATCGTAAAGATTTTCTCAGGCAATACCCTTACTTGATAACTCTTCTTGTCTGGCATCCTCTTCTTTACATAATAGAATTTATTTAAAGCCAGTTTCTTAGTTAAGTAATAGTATTGTTTTGCATCATCCAAGACATACAAATCGCCATAGTTAGTTGTCTTCATAGCATGATTCATGGTTGATGTATCTTTAAACATAATTGGTATTCCGTTTCTTATAACCATCCGTGTTTTCTCCATCCACTAACATTTCTATATTGTTGTTTTGTCAGGTTAGATTTGTGCTTGCCCAGCTTGGTTCTTATTATAGAAGACGCAAAGCCGCCTATTTCTTTTCCTTTCATAACCTCAAAGTTTATAACTTCGTCATTTAATCTCTTTAATTCTTGTCTAAATTCTTCTACTGTCATTTGTTTTTTTCCCAGTTTTTGTGAAAGCAATCATCCAATCTTCTGTAATCGCATAACACTTTGTTGTTGGCAGTGATTACCCAGTCACCATGTTTAATGAAATGTTTTTTGCCACAATAATCGCAAGTAATTTTACGCATTGCTATATCATGGGCAGTAGGTTTCTTCTTAAACATCTAATGTTCTTGAGTTACCCACTTCTATTAGTCTCTCATCGTCCTTAACTTGTGAGCCTGTTGCTGCATACCCTGCTACATCTACGTAGCTGTCTTGATGGTCAGGTGTTTCTATTAGCCTGGCTAGTTTTACACCTATCATCATAGGTGCTACCTGGTCAGGACGTACCTCTGTTTCTAATATGAGAGACCAGAAGTCTGCTATTCTTTTGTGATTAGTATAAGCATCGCCATAGGCAGAGCCTCGTACAGTTACAGCGTCAAGTGCGGCTGTTAATAGTTGTTCTTTGTTCATCAGCTTTCTCCAAATGTATAAGTTACTGAGTAAGGTTTTTGGTGTATCTTTATTTCTTTGTCTTTCTTTGATGCAACAGGTTTAGTTAGCATCACCAGCTTCCAAGCTAAAAGATTAAGTCCATTGTTCCATATTCTTTCTGCCTGTGTTTTTGATGGCGGTTTCTTTTCATACAGTTCGTTAAACTCCATCAGTGTTTTTTTTATTTCTTTGTTCATCCGTAAATATCCTATGGCATATGGCGCAAAGCACCCTGCACTTTCTAATTTCATTAATTAAATTTTTAAGACTGTAGTCAACTATAGAAGAGATGTCTTTCCACTTCTGATATTGCGGTAAATGGTCAAACTCTAGTCCACTTGGGTGGGCATTGTACCCACATATCTCACAACCCTTTGCTACTTTGTAAATGTTTAACCATCTTTTACGAGCCTTCCTTAACTTGGTGACTCTTTGTTTTGACTTTAACTTCCTGTCTAAAAACTTTTCGTGCGTAGTCCACTCTTCGCTTCCATTGGTTTTTCTTCCCCAATAGACTTTACCGTCTTCTCTTTTTTCACCATGTTTACGCACTTGGTTACTCACAGTTGTTAAAGTCAGGGGTTGCCTTGATTAACCGTAAACGAATTTTGTGTAGTATGAAAGGAAAAGTTCAACACAAAAAGTAGGCTCGGCATCACACACATCAAGGCATCAGCTGCACCCCTAGGCAGCGCTGGAGGGAGTAGCCTACTTAAAAAGGAATATCATCTAATGTATCATTAAGGCTAATACTGGACTCAACTTTACGCAAGCCCTTATCTACACTAACGGAAGCATCCATTTTCTGTGAGATTTGTATGGTTACAGTATCATCCTCATTATCAAATAAACGAACAGAATATTTCTGGTCTCCTCTCAGGGTGATGTCTGTGTTAGAACCATCAACCCAAGGTTGCCAACTGCCATTACCATGCGTGGCTTTACCTGCATCGTTTTTCCAAAGTTTCATTGTTGCAATCTTTTTGTAATCATTAGTAGCCATTTAAAAATCTCCTATAAAAACTTGGCTTCACAATCCCTGAACATTTTTTCAAAATGTTGTGCGCGTTCAGGGCTTCTAGTCTGTATTTCTTTTATCTTAGGTTTCATTTCATTAAACAAAGAATGAACGCCAGACAAACCGCCCACCTTATCTAATCTAATCTTGGTTTGTACATAAAGACTTTTATCTCGGTCTTCATCCGTACCTTTTTCTTCCTTCTTCTCTTCTGCTTTTGGTTCAATCTTTACTTCAGCTTCAGGGAATACTTCCTTCACCTTAGTAATAATCTTAGCTGTATCCTCAGAAGGTTGCGCTTTTAATGCCTCTGCCTTGCGTGGTACTGCATCCATCTCATTAGCTGATGCATACTCACCGCCTGACAATCCGATAGAAGCCAAGGCTCTGCCTACTGCTGATGTCTCACAGTTCTCTAAAGCAGATGTTGTATTAACATGACCTTGCCCTCGTATTTCTTCAGCCATTCCAGAGCCTACAGTCATGCCTTCTGCGTTTGTAATGATAGCCTTTACAACTACGCGATTACCATCGTCAACTAGAATCTGAGTATCAACTCCAAGCTGTAGTCCAAACACAGTTCGGAACGCTTCCATGCGATGCACGACTTGCGTGTACATTTTGCCGCCCCTTTGTTTAATGCCATGAGTTTTGTTTAACTCTGACACATATCCCATTGCATCTATTAATTTATCTGCCATTTTCTCTATCCCTTTGTAATACTATCTTTTCTTGCATATCCATGAACACTATCCAAGCAGCTTTAAGTTGGCTGATAGTATGTTCTGTTACTTCCAAACGCGCTTCTAGGGTGTCTCGTAACTGTTCGTTATTTTTAACGAGAGAATCTAATTCATCCAGCCTATCTTTCATGCTTGGTTCTTTATGTTTTTGTTGTCGTTCTTCTTCTTTCTTTAATCTTAGAGCTTTGATGTGTCTCTTCTTATACCAATCAGTAGCCTTGATATCTTTTCTTTTCCATGCGTAAGATGACCTACCCTTGCCAGGACTAAGTATTTTAATCTCTGGTTTTGGCAAGTAACCTTTCTTAACTGCATAAGAAATAGTGGTGTTATCGTACCCCAATTCGTCAGCTAATTCTTTAAGTGTTATTGTTCTAGCATTCATTATATTCTCCATGCGTTTTTAGCTATGTTAAGTATCTCACCGCCATGTCGCTGTGAGATGGTTGCAAAGTCTGGCTGTACTAAACCAAACAATGTTTTCCAGTTGCCATTGGCAGCCTTCAATAAGTTTTGGATTATCATCCAACGATGTACAATTTCATTCCACGCTTCGTTCAAGCTATCTTCTGACAATGCTCGGCAGTTATCAGCAGTTACTATGTTGTAACCATCGGCTGTAACAAACAATAAGCCTGGTGTAAATCCTGTTGCTTTCCAATACACAGCTTGTTGTAATACCTGCTGTCGTGTTGGTTCTGTCTTTGGCTTTGGTATGCGCCAGCTTCTAGTGCCATCTTTTTTAAGTGGGTTACGCATAGGAAAACTACACTTTAAATCTATCTGCTTTCCATCACCAATATAGTCTAAAAAAAGCATGGTAGGTACATCAATGCCGTCTACCTCTACCCACCTCTGTGACTCACCCTCTATTTCTACATCACCAAAGTATTCTTTTAATCCGTTCACAGAATTGTGAATCATAACAGCTATGTGATTCTTTATTTCTTGATAGTCTTCCATGTCTCTGCCATCATCCCAATCTCTAGGTTGATAAGTCATAAACTCAGTTGTAGCTTTTTGTATAGCTTCTTCTATTGGAATACCCTTCTTCTGCCCTTGGATAGGCGAGTAGTTATCCAATCCTAAATAAAAGTCTGCACCTGTTTGCACAATTTGTCCTGCCCTTGGCTTTGCACCAAACGGAAAGTTCATCTTATATTCTTTACGCAAGTACAGTTTTAAGATGTGTTCATCTACTGTTTGCGTACCTCCTGACGCACTGTTATGTGTCGCGCCAAACTCTTTTCTATATTCTGGTACTTCGTATTCCATGCTATCCCTCATTTTTTTGTTGACAATATACTACCATTTACACACTGTCAACACTATGTTAGAAAAAAATAACAAGGGGGGAAAAACTTTATAAAAATCCCCCCCCCTAGAAATGGCATAACTAGGGATAACTATATACAAAATTAAAGGTGCAATAATGAGACTTATAGACTATATAAAACGAGAAGGCATAAGCCAGAGAAGGTTTGCTATTAGGTCTGGGCTATCACCAGCTTCTATTTGTAGGCTAATAAAGGGTGAACGATATCCGTCAAAGGAAACTGTCATCCGAATATTTACTGTAACGAAAGGTGAGGTTACAGCTAATGACTTTCAGAAAGAAGCACAAGCCAACCAGCCGAATAATGTGTCCGCTGTGTGATGGTGAGGGCTGGACTATTGAAACAGTTGATACGATTTTTGAAGATGTTATCATCGAAGCTGATGTCGAATTGCCTTGCCCTTTATGCGATGGCGAAGGGTTCATTGAAGGCGATAACGACAACGGAATCGGTCAAGTATTCACAATCAATTAGAATTAGATACATAGTGTCGGGTACTAAGCTGCCTAAGGGATGGGAAGAACATCCACTTGGTGGGCATCATGGTGCTAACGGCTATGCAATGGCGGTAAAGCATGACAAACGGAAGAATAAAAGGACGTTCATTTGAATATCAAGTAATCAAGATGATTGATGAGGAGCTTGGTATTAAATGCGAGAGAGATATTGAACAGTATAGAAAGTCAGACAGAGGTGATGTACTTGGGCTTGATGGTTGGACTGTTGAGTGTAAGCGTTATGCCTCTACTCGTGGTTCAGATGGCGGTTACAAGCCTGAGTGGTGGGCGCAAGTAACTAGGGCGGCTAATGCCTCTGTAACAGAGCCAGTATTAATCTATAAATATGATAGACATCCTGTCAGGTGCGTAGTCTTTCTCTCTAGTATTAATCCTGATTACGCTGGTAAGGATAACACCGCTACAATATCCTTTCAGACTTGGTGTATGCTAGTAAGGGAACATATGTAATGGAATACAATAATAACTTTAAATATGATTTGGCTATTGGACAGGCAGAAGAAATTTGGCTTGGTGATTTGCTGAAAGGTGCAAAGTTAGAAGTCAAGCGCGACTTTAAAAGCACTAAGACAGGTAATATTTATGTTGAGTATGAGTGCAGGGGAAAACCATCTGGCATTTCTACTACTGAAGCTGACTACTGGGCTTTCATTCTCAATGGGGAAAGGGTGATAATAGTACCGACAGATTTCCTAAAGGATTTGTGCCGATACTATTATGAACAGGGTAAGACTGCTAAAGGTGGTGATGGCAATTTCTCTATGGGTGTTCTGCTGCCTACAAATAAGTTAGTTTAATATATTTTTAATACTTACTTGCAACCCCATTGACGCAGATATTTATTTGTGATAGTTAATTCT